GAGTTAGCTAATGCAGCACCACGTAGTGGCTTCGTAGGATCTAAGTTAGACGCAGCGAACAATGCAATGGCAGCTTCACGCTCAGCATTCCAGCGTTGACCTGCATCGAAGTTGTCGTTAGCAATCTTGTTGAGTTCTGCTTTGTTCTTAGTGATCTGTGTTTTAATCTTATCGATTGTAAGCAAACGAGTTTCTTCTTGCTGTGCTTCTTTCTTAGATTCTTTATCGGCAATACGGTATAAAGAATTAGCTCGTAGAAAATCAGGATCGTTTGTCAATCCAAACTTCTTAGCAAACGAAACTAACTCCTCAGGAGTTTGAGGAACAGGAACTTCTTCTTCACTCCATCCCTTAGAAGTAGCTTTTCTAAGAATGTTAATTTTTAACGGATCAACATAGACATTAACTGATTCAGGATCTTCTCGTACAGCTTTCTGTGATGCAGAAAATACAGAAGTTTCTTTTTCTTTAAACTTAATAAACTCTGCTTGAGCAGCAGCTTTAGCGTCTGCATACTCAGGAGGCAAGGCATCAGCAACAGCTTTGTAATACTCAGCAGTACCTACTTGATACTGTGTACCGATGTCGTTTAACACCTTAGTAATATCAGCAATCTTTTTATCTGTCTGAGTTTCATTTAATCCCAGAGCAGTTCCTCCGATCTGAGCTAAAGCAAGTCCCATTTTCTCATAAGGAGAGCCAGCCTGAGCGTACATGTTAGCCCACATCTTCTGCTGGTTAAGAGCAGCTTCAGCAGGATCTACTCCGAATAAAGTTCTAGCGAATGGTAATGTAGCCATGATTTTCCTTTAAGCTTGTCCAGCAGCGGGACGACGACTTGCACTATAAATACTTGCACCACCTTGCATTAATCCACTCCAGAAGCCAGCATTAGCAGCGTTGGCTGCAGCAGTTGCACCATACTGTGTTTGAGCTGCTTGAGTTTGACCGCCAGTGAACAGTTGTGCAGCTTGTCCAGCACCTGGTTGAGCAGCTTGACCGAGCTGTACACCTAGTTGATAAGGCATCTGAGCCATCTGTTCTACTTGACCTGAGACACCAAGAGCTCCGAGCAAAGGCTGATAAGCTTGTGCTAAAGTTCCGTACTGAGTTCCTAGTAAGTTAGCACCTGTGCCAAATAGACCAGTACCAAAGGCAATACGTTGTTGGGCTGCTTGGTCAGCTTCTGCAGCTAGTTGTAAATCTTGTGCTGCTTGAGCATTAAACAATGCTTGTAGCTCAGGAGATGCAGGAGCAGTGCCTGTACCAGTCTGAACTCCTAAGCCACCACGACCAGTAGCAAACAAACGGTTACGAACACTAGATAACTGTTGCTCACGCATCGGCTGGAGCAGAGCCTGACGCTGAGAGATATAGTCTTGAGCTGCTTGCTCAGGAGTTGTAGCTAAGTATCCTTCTCCGAGCTGGAATAAACGCTGGGACGCAGGAGCTAATGGGCTTAGATCTTGACCAGCAGTTTCAGCATACGACAGAGCAGGACTAAACGAACCAAATAGTCTTTCCTGTAGAGCAGCTAACTCAGGAGCTGCAGTATAGCCAGCTTCCGAGATATAAGGAATCCCTGTAGCAGGGTCTATAGCTCGTGTAAACTGAGACGTACCAAACCTAGTAGTCATTCCTACTGGTCTGAACGCAGCAGCAGCAGCCCCCTCACGAGATGCTTGACGCATTTGAGAAGCAGCTTCAGCACCTGCTTGCTGAGTCTGGTCTGCTCCTGTAAATATGTTAGCTACACTTCTAACTATACCGCCCATTATTTGCTCCTAGAATAAATATCGTATTTCACGTTATTAAATACTACCTTATCAAATTTCTTCCATCCTGTTACTTCTCCAAACTTTGCAAGCTTTGTATTTGTTTCAGCTACTAATGCTACTAATGGAATGTTTACTAAATACTGTAATAAATCTAAATCTTCTAAATACTTTTGTTTTACTTTTGCAGTCCACTTATGTATATCTGAGTGAAACCACAACATACTTTCAAATAATTCTAAAGACATTGTATAGTCTTCTCGCAAGACTACAGGTACTTTCATATTAACAGCTAATGTTTTTTAATTGCTCTAATGTAGTAGCTTCGTCTGCTAGTTTAGTAATGTCTCTTAATCTTTGTTTCTCAGCAACAATAGCAGAAGTATCTGCACCAGTTTCTAGAGCTTTATTAAACAAGACATCTTGAGCTGCTAACAAAGGCTCACGCTCACGACGCAAACGATTCTTAGTAATTTCTTTAGCTTTAGATAGGTCAACAATTACTTCTTTGTTTTGAAGAACCCAAGCATCTCTGAAAGAAAAATCTTGTGGTAATTGCGAAGAATCAATAACAATATATTCTACATCTTTAGGAATATCTTTATCGATAATTTGTTGTAAAGTTAATCCACAATCTAAAATAGGAATAGTTGTAGCAGCAATGCCGTTTGTATGGTTATGAACAATAATAGTAGACATATGTCTTTTCCTTATCTAAATACAGCGACGCTAACATAAGCAGGGTTCAAAAATGGTCCATTATAATATGGAAAGTAAACATGAACATAGGCAGTATTAAAATCAATAATATTAGGAATTGCTGTGTTTGTATCACAAGATGCTACGGCAGCATAATTAGCATCAGACATTGCTGTTGTGAAGTTTACTTTTGCTTGAGCAGTTGATACATAAGTAATTGACGATACATTCCCTGAAGCACGAACAGTAGAAGTTCCTAAGTTAAAGTTAACCCACATCCTTGCTGAATATGAAGGAGCACTTCCACTAGCCGTAGATAAAGAAGTTACTGGAGCTGATGTCCACGTAGTTCCGTTAGACATTAAAACATTTTTATCAGTACCAGGAGCAACCATATTACCATTTAATGCAGAAGTACCGTTACCAAGTACTACGCTGTTTGCTGTAAATGTAGAAGAACCAGTACCTCCGTCTGCTACTGCTAAGTCAGTAATACCTGTAATTGTACCACCAGTAATTGCTACGTTATTTGCATTTTGTGTAGCAATTGTTCCTAAGCCTTGATTATCTAAAGCACTCTTAACAAAAGCTGTGGTCGCTAGTTGAGTTGTGTTTGTACCTGCTGCAGCCGTAGGAGCTGTAGGAGTTCCTGTTAGGGCTGGGCTGTTAATATCTGCTTTAGACGATACTGCTGAAGCAATTGCTGTAAACTCAGTATCAATCTCAGCACCTTTAACAATCTTACTAGGATTGCCAGAGGCTAAGCTATCTTTAGCAGTAAAGTTAGTTGCTTTTACATAGTTACTCATACTAATGTTTTCCCTTGTTTAATTCCTACGTCAATCTTTTGAATAGACAATGGATTACCATTAATGTCAGCTTCTAATCCAAGCTGCATGACTGTTCCTTGCCCACCTGCATTGATACTAAAACGATCTATAACAACTCCTGAACTATACTCAGCAATGTTATACTCACCTATATTATATTCGTATATCACCGCAGTATCTAAAAGATACGTAGTTGCTTGATAACTTTCAGAATAATCAAAACCCCACTTTACTGCTACTGATTGGTTTGTTCCTCCAATTAAGACCCAGCCAATCTTCTTTAATATTTTTAAAGACGTAGCAGCATCAAAATCAAAATAATTAGTAAAGTATTGTAGACGATATGACGAAGTATTATCACTGTGTCCAAAGTATTTACCAATATAACCAGGCTTACCGATAAGTAAAATCTTATCTTGTGTTACTGTAAATGCTTTTGGCTCGATGCTATCCCAGATTGTAACTCGCATAGAATTATCTTGGAGTGCAGCACGAGTGTCAAAACAATAAACAATTTTACTTGTTGGTAGTGTCAGCAAATAAAATGCATCACGCTCATAATAAATACTCTTGATCTTAGTCAAGTCTGTTTCAGAAGATACGGCAGACATAAGATCATCACGAACATTCTTAGAGATATCACGCATTGGTAGTGATTTCTCTTGGATGACTCGCTGTAAGCTACGGACTCCTGCATCAGATAGGAATAAAACGTCTGTTCCCATGCTTTGCACTGAGTCCCGTGCAATACATCCTACATTACTAATTACTTCGACTAATGTTAACGCAGCAGTATCTAAAGGATTAGCATAAATAGCTATGTTTCTACGACCAAAGAATATAATAAATCCATTGTGTGATGCAGCAGCGACTACAGGGTCTCCGTTAGGGAGTACTTCCTGTAGATTCAAATATCCAGCAGAACCGTTTCTAAAATCTGTACCAGCTAGTAAGTCACTGAAATAGACAGTCTGGGTATCGCCTGCGATGCCACCACACCAAATCCTGCCATAAGCGGATAAGACCCAGCTTGGCATGAATGTAGAGGTTGAGTGATTGGTCGGCAGTCTAGCGTCGTCGCCAACCCGCTGAAACCCAAAAGTGCCGCTATCATGATCATTAAAACCACCACCTGAAATCGGAAGTTCGTGCCAAACTAACATTGGATGGTTAGCCTGAGCTAAATACACATGTGGCTGGAAATCGCTTACATCGCCATACGACAAGGCAGCACCTTGCCAATTATTTGCAGTGATCGTATAAGTAGCATTGCCACTGTTATCAGCATTACGAACTGTCTTAGTAGTCATCGTAGTAGATCCTACGAATAACTTATTGTTACCAGCACTGAGTACTTCTGTACCTCCACCAGTAACTACTTCAAAAATAAACTCAACAGGATTTGCAGCTCCTAAGTCAGTGTTAACTGTTGTATTAATAGGAGTCCATCCTCGTCTTGCTCCGATACGACCGTAGCGATCTATTACACAGTTCTGAGCTTTTAATGCAAAGCCCGAAGATAATGTAACACTGGACTCTTGTGTGTTGAGTCCGTAGAATCCAGGAGCAGCAATCGATGCTGTTTGTAGTGGACTAGCCATTTAAACAGCCAACCATTCTTGTTCTTCAAGATAACGACCAGACTCCAAAGCAATAGCATCTGCTAAGCTTTGACGCATTAACTGGAATGTTTCCCCTGCTTGTACTCCTCCGTCTTCACCACGTTCTGCCTGAGCTCTTGCTAATGCTCCTAAGATAACTGGTTCTGGAGGAACTAACAACACATCAGCATTGTTTACTAGTAACTCTTGTGGCTTAATAATATTAAAACGAATATTATAAACACCATTAGGAATTGGAAACAAATCTACTAAAGTATCTCCATTAGCATCCGTTCCATTAAAGTTGTAATACTGAGGAGAACCACGCTGAGGAGTAGTCATTAAGAACTGCTGATCCATCCACTTGGTTGCTGCTACGTTAACAAACGTATTAGTCGTATCGTTAATAACATCGATAACCCTAAACCGTTGTCCCGATCCTTCAAGCACATAGCTAAATAAATCAGCAGTAGTATCTGCAGTTAAGGTTTCAGACAGAGCGTTCCAATTGTAGGCATCTTCTACCATACGTTTAGAATCGTTAACAAACCTAGCAATCAATTTTACATAGGCAGTGTCAGAAACGGAAGAAGCCTCTGGCTCACGAAGCCTGACTAGTACGTCATTTACAAGTTGGATATAGTTCATCGATGCCATAATATATTATACCATAAAATTGGTTAAAAGTCAATACCCTACCACTTAACTTTATCTGCCCAATACGCAGCAGATAGCTTTCCTTTGGCTATATTGGCAGCGTGACGAGCTTTAAAGCTCTTTTGTCTAGCCTTTTCAGCAGGAGTTTTAGGGCTTGAACCTGCCCCTCTTACACCTTGTTGTCCGAAACGAATAAGCTTTTCCGTATCCCCAGACTTAGCCAATACAGCATGGGATTTAGTAGGGTGATTAGGAGTACGCTTAGGCTTGTTATAGCCTGAGAATGTTTCTTTACCCTTTTTAATCATTTTTTCTTAGCTGTCTTAGCAGCTTCCTTAAAAGCTTTAGCCGTAGGAGCTCCTTTAGAACCCACCTTACGCATCTTTTCACCAGACCCAGCAGCTATCCTACGACGCTTGGCTGCGATGTTAGCATAGAGCCCTGGCTTAGTAGCCACGCTTAGCACCCATCTTCTTAGCTGGTTTAGCTACCATCTTAGTACCAGTCTTTTGGGCATACTGCTTAGCTTCCTTCTTACCCTTAGCGGTGTAGGGGAACTTCTTGTCTTTTACCATTGGCATATTACTTTCCTTTCTTTTTAACTTTAGCAGTCTGTAATGCAATTGCTACGGCTTGCTTCTGAGGTCTACCTTCTTTAACTAACTTCGATATGTTCTTACTAATTGTCTTTTGGGATTTACCTTTAGCTAGTGGCATGGTTATTCCTTATAGAAAGCTCTGTACGGTGCTTCTTTGTTCTAATTCCATTGTGACGATACAGCCTGGCTGAGTTGCACCTGTCTCAATCCAGACTCGAATCTCATCTCCTTCATCTAAGACTACATAAGAACCACCATCAAACTTTAAGAATGTCTTAGCAGCTAGAGGATAATCATAGACGATAGGAACTTCTACGTTTTCACTTTTATCGTACCACCATGCTCTAAAGTTCTTAGCAGACGACGTTCCATTATATGCATACAATAAGTTCCACTTAGCAATAAATCTAGTAGGAACAGTAAATAAAGTGGTTGTCGTGTTGGGTGTTAGGACAGCACCGACTGAATGTGGTCTACTCATTTTTTAAAGAAGAACTCCGCTAACCAAGTTATAAAACCACCAAATACAGAGGCAGCTCCCATGATAGCCCACAAAGATCCTTTAGATCTTTCAGCCATTGCTACTAGTTTTTTAATGTCAGACTCCATTGCATTAACTTTGGACTCTAGGTTTTCAACAGCGTTAACTAGTTTACCGTATTCTACTGGATCAATGTCAGCCATAATATTATAAATGTTTTAATACTTCTTCTGGTTTAACAAACTTGCTTGGATCATGTTCGGTAAACTCCCACCAAAGAAACTGATTCGGTGCTAAGTTGTCCCTACTTGTTAATAAGTTAATATTTTCAGGATGCCCAAATATGTTAGGATCAGACACAGACCACAACACAATACCTTTCTTTCCCTCTTTCCATGCTAGATGTTGAAAGAAACTATCAACAGCTATCCATGTTTTGCACTCAGCAAGGAGTTTACTTAGTTCAGTTAATGACAAATTCTTACGAAAGTCTGAAACTAACTGCTCTTCGCCTTCAACACCTACTTGAACTACTGGCTCATCTATAAGACTTAGGAGCTCTTTCCAGTAGGGATAATTCTTAGGATTGGTTTTACCATTATTTAATGGCTTAGCAAACGGATGTATTATAATCATACATACAGCTTCCTAAACGCATCTTCTAAATTACCAGTCCAATTCCATTCTGCCATCTTCTTGTAGATGCTCCACTGTTCTATACTTCCAAACAATGCCTGAGCTTCTGATATAGGACGACAGGGCAATACTTCTGGGTAGCATCCAAATACTTCTGGATTCTTAATCTCAGGTAAGATCTTACTAAATACTATATGATCTCCTAAGCCACAGTTCAAAACAACAATCGTCTTTCCCTGGAATCCAGTAATGTTTCTAAAGATCTGCTCATCGTGTTCGAACATCTCTTGCTTTGCTCCGTCACGAATACCACCTTGTGGGTTCTTTAGATGCCACGTTACTGCATTTGGTACTACTAATAACTTATAACCTTTAGCATGTAGACTATAACTAAACAGAGTCTCTTCTCTGTGAGCTACCCTAGATAATCCTAAGTTATAATCAACAACTCCTGCTCTGTACAAGAATGTAGAATATAAATGTTCTACTTGTTTTGGATCAGCAATCCAGCCCCATTGAAGGTTAGGCTCGATTTCGATGTTTGCCAGTGTTCCCGTGGATGATAAGAATGTAGGAGTATCTGGAGGATTAATCACAGTACCGCCTACTGCTCCGATATCATCACCAATATGCTTATATAAATTCTCTAAGACATCTGGCTCAGGTACTGCATCATCATCACATCGCCACACCCAATTATACCCACTTGTATTAGCAGCCTGATGAATGTGGTGCTGTCCTTGCTTCCCTGCAAACTTCCATTCCCAGTCTATTCCTTTGGTATTTAGCACATAAAAAATATGCTGATAGATTGGGTTTGTTCTTAAATCCTGCGGTTCATCGTTGTCATCAAAGACTACTAACTTGTCTACTTTCTTTGTCTGATTAGCAATTGCCATCAGCACCATTGGTAAAGTAGTGAAGTATCGTCCTCGTGTAGCAACAGAACACAACACCTTATCTCTATTCCATTTTCCCATTAGCAAATTAAACTGGTTGCTATTTGAGACTGGAATCATTCGGTCTGTAATTAAGCCGAACTCATTCGTATATTCAAACTCAAAGCCACGAAAGTGTGACTCATTTAATCCGTACAGTTTGTGGTGTATTCCCCAGAAACCTTTAGGTTCATTATGAGGAGTTGTAAACAACAAACGCTTACAATGCTTCTTTAACTTCTCCAGTATTTCTAAACCATTGTCAAGATGCTCTATAACTTCAAAGGCAATGATTGTATCATACTGACCTAGCTCTACCGTGTTTAGATCTGCATTAATAAACTGGTGTTTAAAGTCCCAGTTCTGCTGCTTAGCAACATCAATAATGATCGGATCGTAATCTAGTCCTGTATAGTCTGTCCCTTTAGGAAGGAACTGTCCACCAAAACCAGTAGAACAGCCAATATCTAAAACCTTTGTACCTAAAATATGCTTAGAAGCCCACTGATATCTTGCTGCTTCTCTAGCATGTACTTCGTCACCTTTTAAGAATACAGCTCTTTCATAATTGTTAGTTAGCTGTATCCGATAATCTATGTCTTGTTGGTTCATTATTACTCCTATAAACAGGAGAATATTATACCATAAATACTATTATTAGTCAAGTACTTGAACTTCTTCCCAAGATTTATTTTCTTCGTTCCAGTAATATATTTTTCCATCATTAGGGTGAGGCACTGGAGCTTCCCACAGATAGGTAGTTTCATTCAAAATCCAAGAATCAAAATTCTTAGGAGGAATAAATACATCTTTTTGTTCGTCGTAGGAATAACCAATACCAGCGAAATTAGCTCTTAAGGGTGGCTTACCGTCAGGAAGTCCGTCTTGACCGTAGTGAACATTACCTCTTGTGTTGTAAGACGTTTGAATCCACCCGTGTCCAAAGATACCACTATCAATGACATCTTGTTCAGCGACAATAACTTGTACGACTTTTCCGTTTTCGACTTTTGCAAAATGACTCATGCTGTGTAACTTCCTGAACTAGTAAATTTCAAAATAGTATTAGAACCTGATGTTGTAATTGTCGGAGATCCTGTATATGTTCCAGAGTAACTAGCTGTTGGTACGGAGATAACTACAATTCCTGAGCCACCAGCATAACCAATCTGCCAACCAGATCCTCCTTCTCCTGTATTAGCCCCTCCAGTAGTTCTTCCTCCACCAGTTCCTCCGTCACCGCCTCTAGCGTAAGTTACGGAAGAACCAGTAATAGAGGATGCTTCGCCATTACCGCCTACACCAGCAGTACCAGCAGATCCTTTACCACCGCCTCCACCGCCTGTGCCTCCTCCGAATGAACTAGCTCCTGCGTTTCCTTGACCACTAATTCCAGTACCACCAGTGCCTGAAGAGTTCCATCCAATACCACCACCAGATCCTCCGTTACTTCCGTTTCCAGAATTTATAGGAGCACCGCCTCCACCGCCTGTTGCTGTAATACTTCCTAAAACACTGTCTGATCCGTTGTTTCCTTGTGTAGTATTACTTACCGAACTGCCTCCTGCACCTACTGTTACTGTATATTGCGTACCTACTTTAAGAGTACTAGAGCCTGTGAGCATTCCACCAGCTCCACCTCCACCACCATTGTTATTTCCGCTAATACCACCACCGCCAGAACCTCCTCCAGCAACAACTAAATAATCTACAGCAACAAATGTACCTGGTACTAAACTTCCTGATGAATTAAATGTGTGGATAATATTTGAGCCAGAAGTTGTAACTGTACCACCTTCAAATTTCTGAGGACTTGCATAGCTTACGATAACAACACCAGAACCACCATTACCACCACTCCAAGCTTGTGCGTTTGTTAGAGCACCACCTCCACCGCCACCACCTAAGTTTGCTGTGCCGTTAGAACCGTTTCCACTTCCGCTGCCAGCTCCGCCACCACCTGTGCCACCAGTAGAATTTGCTGAGCCATACCCGCCCCCACCTCCACCACCAGCATAAGTTACAGAAGTTCCAGTAATAGAGGATGCTGAGCCGTTGCCACCGTTTCCTGGGGCATTAAATGCTCCGTTTGCACCTACTGCTCCTTTTCCTCCACCGCCACCACCAGTTGCGTTTGGTGACCCACTTGCAGCACCGCCTTGACCACCGTTATTTCCTTGACCTGATGTTCCAGTTCCTACTGTGGTTATTCCACGAGAAGCACCGCCACCTGATCCACCGTTCTTAGCATTATTAGCACCAGCTCCACCGCCACCACCGCCACCGCTAGAAGTAATTCCATTAAATACAGAATCATTTCCAGTTGTTCCAGCTCCTCCAGTAAAACCTGAAGCAACGTATCCAGCACCGCCTGTTCCTACTGTAATATTATATGTAGTTCCAGTTTGGTTGATTGTGGTTGTGCCAGTCTGCATACCGCCAGCTCCACCACCGCCAGCACTTTCAGCACCACCTCCACCACCACCAGCAACAATTAAATAATCAACGCTGATTGTGGGAACACTTGTGATTCGTGTCCAACCAAAACCACCTAACGCAGCAGCACCTGTTTTAGATTGACGAGGCATTATTTAAACTGAGTCTGAGAAGCAAATACCGTAAATGCAGCACTTCCTGTTTTTACAATTACATATGTATATACATCAATACCACTAGCATTTCCAGATGTAGGAGCAGTTCCTCCTTGCCATTTAGGAGTTACAGAACTTCCATCAACCTGAACAGCAGAATTATAATAAGCTGTCGCACCTTGTGTTACCATGAAAGTAACTGACATAGATTCGCCAGTAGCCATCAAAGTATTTAAGGAAGTACCGCTAGAACCTCTAAAGTTTACAGTCCAGTTACCACTTGCGTTGCTAGTATAGTACAGAACTGATTGAGTAGTGATGTCATAATTGATTGTTCCTGTCGCAGCAGTAGCCGATACAGTTACTGTTTCAATAATGTTAGATGTTTTTATATCTGCAACAGAAGACGAACCAGCAAATGTCTGTAATGCTGTCCATGTGTTTGGTGTGGATGTTGTTACAGAAGCACCAGAAAAACCACTTATACCGCTAAAGCCTGAATAGCCTGAGAATCCTGATATACCAGAAGCACCGTTTATTCCACTAAAACCGCTTCGTCCCGAAAAGCCAGAGATTCCAGAAAAACCACTTATACCAGAAAAACCGCTGAATCCACTAAAGCCTGATGCTCCTGTTGCCCCTGTTGCTCCGCTGAATCCACTTAAGCCTGAAGCTCCAGTTGCTCCAGTAGCACCTGAATACCCTGATATACCAGAGAAG